GCTTCACTGGCAAGACCACTTTCTTTTTGTAAACGAGTATTCATCTTTAACACCCGTTCCATTTCTTGAAGATTACGATTGACTTCAGAAATTGCTTTTGCAATCTTTTGTGTTGGTGTTGCACTTTCGTCTTTCTTATATTCATGATATCTCATTTTACCTTCTGCGAGATTTTCTAACTTATCAGCAGGACGATTCATATCTTCTTGTCCTCTTGGAGTTAATTTCATTCCTAACTGAGTAGCTATGGATTTTTTACGTGCTTTATTTTTTGCAATATTTCCTTGAAATGCCATAGGAATATTATATCCAGCAACATCTCCAGTTGTAGTCATTTCATTTAGTTCTTCCTGTATAGCATCTCGAATGAACTTTCTTAGTTTTTCTTCGTTAGTCATATGGATTTAAGCTCCTTTAAGATCTCATATCCAATCAATAAGGCGGTCATATGATTTTCTTTAATGACCTGCGCAGTTTTTATCTTATCTAATTGGGAAATGACTTCTGATAGTTTGATACGAACGACTTTATTACTTACCGATTTAGCAAATTTAGAAATTTCTTTTGATAAACGTTCACTCTCGGCTTGAGTATATGTTTTTAACTTAGATGTGTTGGAAATATTATAGATGTATTCTTGAAGTAATTTTCTTTGTGGTTCATCCAATCCTTTATATTTCTCGTTAAAACGTTCAACAAGTATTTTATAAGATAGAAAACGAATATCATCTTCTTGACTACGTATAACGTTTGCTAATTCAGTATTCTCTTTAATTTCTTTATTTGACGTTTTCCCAGATAAATGTTCTACTATGGTAAATTGACTACCTGCCAATTCTTCTATTGTTGTAGTGTCATTTATACCATTTACAGCGGCATCAAAGTTCTTGTAGATAGATGCGTAAATTTTATATGAAGGAATACGAGCTGCGAAGAATTCTTTTAAATCAAAGTTCTTTTTAATTTCTTTAATTAAAAGATATTTTTGATTATTTAAAGCATTTTGGTCAAGATTTTTTCTTTGTTCTGTTACTAATTTTAGTAATTGGAATGCTTTTTGTTCCGAAAGATTTTGAACGTTAAAAAATGCACGATATAACATCAATTCTTTTCCAAGTTCCTTTTTGGAATTAAAGAATTCACGCATAAGTTTAACGGCAACACCATCCTTTTTGTTTTCCATCACATCGGATGTGATTTGACGGGCTAATAATTCAAAAAGGATACCCGTGTTTCTTAACTTATTGTGCTTAATACTTGGTTTCATAAAAAATATCCGCCAAAGTGAATAAAATACCACTCATATTATTAAATAGTATGTAATTTCTTAGTCCGTTAATTTTTCGTCCATATCCAAAATGTTTTCTTCATTTAAGATACTGACTGTTTTTGAGACTTTTTGAGAGTTTAGTTGTTTAATAAGGTTGGAAATCTCTTGATTTTCTAGAGAGAGTGGTGATTTACGTGTTGGTTTACGGCGTTGGATTCTTCCTTTTAAAGCGTCCATATTTTCTTTATGACCTAATGGGTCACGACCTCTTGGATGACTGTCTTGACCATAAGACATTCCTGTTACTGGTCGCCCCATTTTTGCTTCTTCTAACTCCGCATCAGAAAGTTCAGATTCTTCCTCGACGGTTGGAATATCATCTAATGATGCTAAGACCGCATCAACCGTATCCAACTGTTCTGGTTCGGTAGGTGTTTCGTCTTCTGGTGGTACATCACCCTCCGGTGGTGCTTCTCCTGCTCCCGCTTGGGTCGGGGGTGCCCCACCTTCTTGACCAGCTTGTTGCGGTGGTTGTTTAGCTTGTTCTTGCTTGGCTTCTAACTTACCTATGATTTCCATATCGTTTTCTATCTTCTTTAATTCTTCTTTTGCATCATCAATAGAAATGTTTAATATGTTATGATATACCCACTCACGAGAAAGGAATTTGTTTTCTGCAATATCTTTTGCTAATTGGTTCTTTTCCTTCCACAAATTTAGTTTTTCTTGTTCAAATATGACTGATGGGCTTGACATTTCAATTTCAAAGTCAATTAATTCTTCGTCTGTAAATCCTTGAACGTATAAATGAATGATTGCAATCTTAGTAAGTTCTGATACCATGATACGTTGAATACGTTCAATGGTACGGGCAAAACGCACATCTTGTGCTGCCAAAGTTGCTTTACCACTCAAATCTTCTTCATATCCTAAAAATGCCTTTGGTACTTTAAATGCGGCCATTAACTTATTACGGAGGTATTCAATATCTTCAATAGCGTTGAATTGAAGACCTGGAAGATTGGTGATGTCTGTCCCAGAGTCTTTTCCACGAACTGGAAGATAAAAATCTTCCGTAATGTTCATCATATTGTATCGAAGATTGTAGTCACCAGTCTTTGGGTCAACCAGTGGTACTTTTTTCATACGGTCAATGATACGTTGCATATGCGTATCAATTTCGGCAGGTGGGATGTTTCCTATATCTACCAACACCTTACGTTTGTCGGGCGCTCTCATGATACGATGGATTAACATTGCGTCTTCCATCAATTGTAATTGCTTCCAAATACGGCGGCCACCTTCGATCATTGCCTTCCCATAAGGAAGGAAATTCGTATCGGAGAGTAAACGGAAGTGTGCTACTTCGTAGTTTTCAAATTCTTTTTTACCTAACGCTAAGAAATCATTTTCAACTTTAAACTTTACTGAAAATGGGTTTTCTGGATCTGCGCCTTCAATACGAATTGTTTCATATACAGATAGTGGTATTACATTTACCACACCGTATTCTGGATCTATGTCCAAAAATAAAAAGAAATCTCCATACTTAGTCATATTTCTGACCCATGGCCAGAGATTGAATTCTACATTGAGAATATCGTAAAATAAGTTATGGAGAATGTCTTGAATTTGTTGATTCTTTGAACGAATGGTAAGTACTTGACCAAATTCATCTTTAATAGTAGATTCATCCGAATAGATGTCTAATACAGAGGAAATTATAGGGTCATTATCCATCATATCATAATCACGGAATAATTGTAGTCGTGATCCTTGAAATGCTGCTGCAGATTCATAACGTCCTTGATGTGAACCATATCCACCTGTCATCGATGAATACACACGATGATAACGGTCAATACCTCTACGATTAATAAAGGATTGAACGTTATCCGTATCTGCTACTTTTAATTTTTTTCCGCCTACGTTTCGGACAACTGTATTCGTTGAAAACAGTTTCCGTAGACGGCCAAATACGCTATTATCTGCCATAACCCCTCACTTAAATGAGAACTGTGTCTAATGCAGTGGCGAGTGGCCACACATCAACATCTTTATTATCTTCTGCAATATCTTCTGCAATTAATTTAAATTCTGCTACTTTACCCTTCAATACCATTTCTAATAGACCCCATTCGCCTGAATTAAAGATAGTGTACGGGGTACTATTTAACATTTCTGCTAATTGTTTCAATTCAACATACACTTCTGCAAGTTTCTTTTGGTCCGCTTCTTTAAGTTTTGGTGCAAGATTTTCCAATACTGCTTCCACACGCATCAAATGAACTCTACGTGGAGTTTGACTGGTAACTTCGTTGAGTAAATCTTTTAATTGTGCCATCTTATTTCTCCGAGTCTAATGCTTTACGCATTTTCTTAACATCTTTTGGTTTTGGTGCAGCATTAATCATTCCACCTGGTCCGACTAATTGTTCGTCTTTTTTCTTTTCCACGTACTTCTTTAGTAATGTATAATAATTTGGTTTCTCTGTCAAGTGTGCAGCTGCGATTTTTGCAGTTTTAACCACATTTCCATTAGTCACATCTTGGTGTTCCATTTCTACATTCATTCCCATATGAAATTCTTCTGGATTAAATGTATATCCCATTTTCTTTAGAATTGAGTCAGATATCTTTCTGGAGACTTTCATATTACCACTTCCGACACGACCAATATCTTGCCTTGGTACGTGGACCTGGGTTATCACAATTGTGACGTGCTCTAAATGACTTACGACGAGCTGGATTTGACTTCTTAATTCTCATGTTTGGGTCACCGAAGTTGACCTTCTTAACATTACCACTACTTGGGTCTTTGACAAATACCTTGAACTTTTTTACGTCCCCACGCATTGGCTTTCCAAGAGGAACTTTACGGCCATGGTATTCTGCTTCTTGTAATGGTTGTCTATGTGCTTTTACTATTTCATTAGCAAGACATCGTGGACAAAAATCTTCAATAATATCTTCTTCGTTAATAGGAACACAATTGGGGACCATTTTTCCGTTCTTCATTTTTCCGCCAACTGCTTTGTATCCTTCCCAACAGGCTTCATTTAAGTTTTCCATATCATTCTTCCTTTTTCTTAAATGTGGATAC